GATTTTCTCTTGTAAAATGAGAAGTGTATTCCTTTTCTGATTTTCCAGAATCATGACATACTTTACAATACTTCTTTACAATACTCTTTGATTGATTCATTCTTGAAGACATCTTTGAAAACTTTTTTAATTAAACTGGTTAATTGTTAGAAAACTTATTTCAATTTTTTTTATTTGGTAAGAAAATATGTTTTACTAAATTTTTTGCTAGATTGTAAAAAAAAATTGATTCAAATATTATTATTATTTTAATTTTTATGCTTTAGTAATATGAATAACAACGACTCTTCGTCTCCATTTTCAACTCCTAATGATTTATATGATAGACATTCTCGTAATGATTGTAGACTTTTAGCTGTAATAATTATTATAATAATTATTTTAATTGTATTTATTTAATTAATTTGTTGTTATTTTTATTTATATATGAATAAAATAATAATAAATTAACTAATGTTTTTTCTATACATTTTTTTGGTGTTATTAATTATAAATACTATTAAAACACAAAAATATCATTTTTATAAAGAATATACCGCTATTGTTAGTTTTATGCCTAATTTAAAACTTCATGATGTAGTTATCATTTATAATGATAATAAAGAATCTATTATTACAATTGATTATACACCTTTAATACAAGATAATACTATTGGATTAATAAATTTATTTACTGGTAAAAATGTTTCAGCTCAAATACGTATTCGGAAATTGAAATCATGGGATTTAGATAAATGGTATCAAACTAAACCTATATCTATTGATGATATTTACGATTCTAATTTAAGAAAACACTTACTAACAATACAAAATGATTGGAATAATAATAAAAAAGAAACAGGAATGAATTTATACAATCATAATTGTAAACATTTTAGTCATTTTATAATGAATTATTTATCTACATTAGATTCTTTTTTTAAGGTACGACATTAATGAACGACTTTAAGGAACGACATTAAGGAACGACTTTAAGGAACTATTTTAGTAAGAATTGGAATTATTTAAAAAATTGAAATTTATCATTTAATTATATGCTGGTTTAATTATTTGTTTTATAAACTTCTAAAAAAAAAATGAATTTATCACAACCTTCTCTTTGTATTCCACGCTTACCATATGGAAATATTGATTCTTCAAATATTCGCAAAGTATTTGAAGAATTAAAATTTGGCAAAATTCAGCGTATTGACATTATTGAACGTAAAAATGATAAAGGTGACCCTTTTAAACGCGCTTTTATTCATTTTGAAAAATGGTATAATAATGAATACGTTGAAACTATTAGACAAAAACTTATTGATGGAAAAGAAATCAAAATTGTTTACAATAATCCTTGGTTTTGGAAAGTCTCCGCAAATAAATGTTCTACAAAATATTAATTCTTTTTGTTTTTGTTTTTTATAAAAAAAATTGAAATACTTTTAAACTGTTTTGCTGTGTTTAAAATATACAATTTATGAATTATTAATTTACTTTTTAAAAATGCCTTGTTGTTCTTATTGTGGTAATTCGGATCATAATATTCGTAATTGTGTTGATCCTTCTATTTTAATTCATTATAATCATATTCAAAGTATATTTATTGAAACCGCTAATTTAAATCATATTGAATTTATTTATCAAATTTGTCGTGTTTATAATTTATCTATTTTAAGAGTTGTTTCTGTTAAGTTTACTTATTCTAACGCATCTCTTAATAAAAAAGAACATGCGTTCAAATTATATAATCATTTTCATAATATGTATTCTAATCATTATTTACCTTATACACCAGATACTGTGCCATCATACGCACAAGATTTAAATCAAATTGATGAATCTAATGATATCAGTTGGTTTATTGATAGAAATCCTATGAGAAATATTATTGATGAAATGGTTCCTCTTTATAATCAAACTAATATACATACATTTATTAATTATGAAGATTATATTGCTGCTGAGGATGAATTTATTCCTATCTCTCGTAATTTACAACATGATTTTGAAAAGGTTTCTAATAAGAAATATTTTATAACTCCTATTGTATCGCGTTTTAATAATAATACAAATAATAATAAAAAAAGTAAGGAAAGTTGTGTTTTGGAAGATTGTCCTATTTGTTATGAACCATTAAAATATGAAGATACTGTTACTCTTAATTGTAATCATGATTTTTGTAAAACATGTATTATACAATCTCTTCAATCTTTAAAAAATGGAAATCCTTGTTGTGCTTTATGTAGGACAAATATTTGTAGTATGTTAGTTCCTGATGTAAATACTTATGATGTCGTGGCTAAATTTTGTATTTTATAGATTTTATTTGTAATTTTTTTGGCGCGTTCAAAATTTTTAAGTAAAATTTATTTTATTTTCTTATATATATAATGTCTGGAGAAGAAGGTCATTCTGATTGTAAGTGTTCCCAAAATATTGACTTTTTCGAACAAATTCTTAACAGAAAAAACCCTTTAGAAGAATGGTTTAAAAATCAAGTTGAAAAAATGTTACCCGAAGATTTGAGGAATTTTGCCAGGTCATTGGAAATTATTGAAGATACAAAGAATAACAAAACGACCTATACTCAAAATTTTCATAACTTTGATCAAAAATTAAATGTTAAAGGAGATAATAATAGAAATGAAAATTTTGACAAAGATTATACCCATGTTGCTGAATCTAATAATGCTATTAGACAATTTAGAACAAAGGGACACAATAAGCTTGATGTTCGTTCGGATGGAGATATTAATAGAAATTATTCAACTCCTGGTGAATGTACCTTAAATGTAGGATGTGCTAAGTATAATAGTGCTTTAACTGTTGGTGATAAAAAATATGTTATGAAACATATTACTTTAGATGATTTATTTAAAAATGAATTATATGTGTATGTTTTAGATAATAATCATAATAATGGTGGTCCAGCTGGTTCAATTGTTCCAGCTGTTCAAGGCCCTCAAGCTGCTCAAATTGTTCAAGGCCCTCAAGCTGCTCAAACTGTTTCAGCTGTAATAGGCGCTCAAACTGTTTCAGCTGTAATAGGCGCTCAATCTGCTCAAACTGTTTCAGCTGTAATAGGCGCTCAATCTGCTCAAACTGTTTCAGGCGCTCAATCTGCTCAAACTGTTTCAGGCGCTCAAACTGTTTCAGCTGTAATAGGCGCTCAATCTGCTCAAACTGTTTCAGCTGTAATAGGCGCTCAATCTGCTCAAACTGTTCAAACTATTAAAGATAAAAATTTATGGGCTGGTATTATTCATGGCATTAAGGGTCCTCAAAGTAATAATTTATTAGATGTTTAGACATAGTATAATTAGTAAACATTAGATTATTTTACTACTAATAACAAAATAATTTAAAGATATATTATAAATTATTAATAGAATGTCTATTAATAAGTTTCAAGAATTTATATCAAAATTTTACTCCAATACATTAGTAGAAAATAACGTTAGTGAAAAAATAATGATATTATCTATTTTTGTTGATTCATTGGATAAAGATCTAAAAAATTTATATTTAAACTCATCTGAAAAACATAATAAGAAACTGATTGAAGATCCATACTTTTATGATGCTGGTTTTGATTTATTTTTGCCCAAAAATGAAAAAGAAAAAGAAAAAGAAGAAGAAGAGGGAATGCGTTTTTTTTCTTCTACAATAAACAAAGTTGATTTTAAAATCAAATGTTGTGCTAAAATATATAATAGAAATAGTTTTAGTAATAAAATGATTTATACTCCATTTTATACTTATGCTAGATCAAGTATATCAAAAACACCATTGCGTCTAGCTAATAATCAAGGTATTATTGATGCTGGATACCGCGGTCCAATTATTGGTATGTTTGATTGTAACTCTGATTTTAAATGTGAAATTGAAACTGAATTTGATTGGTATATGGAACCTTATTCGCGTATTTTACAAATTTGTGCTCCGAATTTAATGCCTATTTTTACAGAAATTGTTGATAATTTTGAAGATCTTGGTCCTTCTACTTCTAGAGGCGACGGTGGTATTGGTTCCACTGGAAAGTAAACATAATTTTTATTTTTTTTAGTAAAAAAAAATAAAATTTTTTTATAGTTTACAAATTTATACAAATTTATACAAATTCTGAATAATGAGCATATTGAACAATAAACATTAAACCTACCTTTTTATTTCTCCATTTAGAACTTATTTCTTTTAAATTTTCTACACTAGTATCTTCTAGATCATAAAACATTGCCATTCCACGTTTAAATTGTTTATCTGAATATGGTAAACATTTTGGTGATTCAATATGATCATATAATAAATGAAGCAATGTAATAGTACTTTCTCCGATATCAGGAACCGTTTCAATAAGAGGCATATCCTCATACTTTAAATCATTTACTAATATATTATTTTTTAATAATGTATTTATTAATGCTTGATATATTGGAATCTTTTTCTCTTCCACCTCAAATTCAAACTCCATATCTTCATGAAATACTTCAAATTGTCTTAAATATTTTACCATTTTTACATATTGATCTTTTCCATAATCTACGTCTGCTCCCGCAAGAGCTATACCATAAATTAATGTTTCAAATATGTTAATAGGAGCATCTGGATCTGATTCATGAGGATTTCTATTAAAACCTGTTGGATATTCATCCAAAGCTACAATAGGCAACAATTTATTAAAATCGGGATTTTCATCTAAAAACTCAATGATTTGTTTAAACCAAGAAGGATTAATAAAATTAATTATTGTTAATCTATCCATATTCTATCTATATATAACCTACTTTTTTTAAGTAGTTTGCGTTCAATTTTTTTTTAGCAACAATATTATATAAATGAGCTTTTCATTCGGTGAAATTTTTTCTAAGAAAAATCTTAATTTAGTTGTCGGTTTAATTACATTGTTAGTTGTTTTATGGATTATTATGTTTGCTGTCCCTAGTCTTTTTGTTAATTTATTTGATACTATTTTAGGAAATTTAATTCTTATTGCTTTTATTTTCTTAGCTGCGATGTATAATATTTATTTAGCTATTGGTTTAGCCGTTGTTTTTATTGTTTTATATAGATTTTCACATATGAATGTTCAAGGATTTATCATCTAATAAGCTTTATAGATTATTTATTTTATAAATATATTTTAATATGAAATATAAATATCATTTAGTTTTAAAAATATTTTTATTTATAATATTAATTATTGCTATCATTTTTTTTAATAGTTATATAAAACTTGAAGAAGGATTTGTCTCTTCTATGGGATGGCCAAATGAATTGGTTCAACGTTTTATTTCTTATCAAAGAACAGTTAATCTTAATGATCATCAATTTGATTTAGATATTCTACAAAAACAAGCCACGCCTGATGAAGCCGAGCATTTATTAAATACAGGATATTGGCCTTGGCCTGATGATCTTAAATATGAATATTTAGATAAAGTATGGCAAAATCCTATAATTAAATTCGCACCATCATTTGCTCTTGATTATGCTATGAAACTTTATAATAAGGCTGCTGCTAGAGAATTATTAGCATGGAATACGAAAGAAGGACAATTTTTATTATATGGAGCTAATATTGGTGTTACCAAAAACTTACCAAAAGATGTTAATAATTCTATAAAATGTGTTCCTGATAAAGATAATAATTCTTTTAGTATAAAAAAAATTGTTTATAAAGATATGAATTTATGGAATGGATATATGGAATATGATATTCTAGATATAAAACCTCAGGATGTTCCTAATGAAATGAAAGGCTTTTCTTTTGTTAATACTCCATGTGATCCTTGCGTCGCTTTAAATACTCCTGGAAATTATAGTTGTCCCTTTAGAATAAATGATAAAGGAGATGAATCAATTAGTTGGCCTTGGAAAAGCTTATGGAAATTATAGATATTTTAATATATATATATTTAATATAAATTAAAATAAATATGGAAAATAACAATGGTTTACCAGAAAATAATTTTGATGGATATATTGAAATATTAGATATTGATCATCCTGAGCCTATATTAGATATTCAACAACATATAATCAATCATCCTACTTCATTTGTAGGATTAATACTAAATCATCATTTCCCTAAATTGGAAAATTTGAATGATTATCTTATAAATGGAGCATTTCCTGAAAATTTATTGGATTTGAATTGTAATAATAATGCTCTTAGATCATTACCTTTATTACCACCAGATATTGAATTTTTAAGTTGTAATAATAATTTAATTTCTAGTTTAAATAATTTACCAAATTCAATTCAATATCTTTTTTGTAATTTTAATAAATTAACTTCATTACCTGACCCATTACCGAGTAATTTAATAACTTTAGCTTGTAAAAGAAATAAACTTATTAGTTTACCACAATTAGATAATTTGGTAAATTTAATGAATTTAGAATGTTCTAATAATAAATTAACATCATTACCTGATTTACCAGATAGTATAGAAAAATTGAATTGTTCTAAAAATAGAATAATTAATTTACCAGAAATTTTACCTAGTAGTCTTAATGACTTGAATTGTTCTAAAAATTCAATTTACGTTTTGCCTGTTTTACCATCTAATTTAATAAATTTAAATTGTTCCTACAATAAAATTAATGATATAACTTTATTACCGCCTAATTTGGAAACATTAAATATTTCTCATAATCCTATTATAGGATCAATAGCTAATATAATTTTACCTTCTTCTTTAAATAGTTTTTATTGTCATTATTGTCAAATTATAGATTTACCTTCAAATTTACCTAATAATCTTGAGAATTTAAAATGTAATAATAATAATATAACTGAAATATTTAATTTACCTGATAATTTAAAAAGATTTAATTGTTCGGATAATAATTTAACTGTTATGCCGGATTTACCTAATTCATTAAATGAATTACATTGTAGAGGTAATAATTTTGATGATATAAGTATTAACAAAATAATTGCTTTTTATAATAGAGCCATTGCTAATAATTTTCCCCAAACTGTTCCTACTTTTCAAGAAGAATTAGATTTTTTCCAAAGAGATAGATCTCAAACATTTTATAATGCTTTTGGTAACTTTCCGAAAGGGGAAAAAGGACAAACTGTAACCGTTGCTCCCGGATTTGCTGTTAAACCGAAAACAATACCTGGAGTAGCTATGGAAAATATTTTTGAAAAAGCTAATTTACCATTCCCTGCTGGAAATTTGGGTGGAACTAAAAAGAGAAAAACTTTGAAGAAGAGAAAAACTTTGAAGAAGAGAAAAACTTTGAAGAAGAGAAAAACTTTAAAAAAGACATTAAAAAACCATTTACACCGATGAAAATTTTTAATTCATTTGTTAAAAGGAACGGTTTTAAATCTCTATTTAAATCCCATTATAATTATTCAAGGATGTTAAATAAAGTTTCATTTATTTTATCCTGTTGTTATAATTATGTTTATTTATAGCAAATAAATAAAAATAAAAAATATGACTATAATTATTTACAATTTTTTATTAATACCTATGTTATAAATTGTTACTAAAATTATCATCATTATTAATACCAATTTTATCATTACCGCTTACTGAACGCATCATATTTATTTGACTATTTGTAGAATAAGGTGATAAAATATCTTGTGTTAATATATAATCATTTATATCTTCGTATTCTTCTTGTAGGAATTTAACATGCGTTGACCTTTTTAAATGTAATAAACTTAAAGGATCATGATCTTCTTCTGATATATCTGAACATGTGTAACTTTGTTGACGACCTTGTGATGTTTGTCTGGCACATGAAAACATATTTCCATGTCTTGTTCCTAATGTTTTATTCACTATATAAATATCGTCACATAACATCTTTAAGAAATTATCATCTTGTAATTCATTATTCTTGATATATTCTAAAAGACTGTTTAAAAATTTCTTTAAATTCTTTTTCATATTGTTTATAATATCTTGTGAAAATTGAAATGTGGATAGTTTATTTTCTTCTGATATTTTTCTTGCTTCAAAAAGCAATTCTTGTGTTTTTTGACGAAATAAATATTTTATTAAATCTTTATTGTTATTGGTTACATTCGGATTTTCTATTTTTATTATGTTTTCTTTTTTACAACTATTGCTAATTATTTCTATTTTACAATTTTTCGGATCATTTGAACGAATATGATATGTCTTATTTTGTTCATACAATAAATTGCCTATTTCTAATTTATTGTTCCATTCATTGGTCTCAAAATCATATATTTCACAATTTGTACAATTTATTGTTACATCTTCTAATGCTTTATAAAATAAACTATGAACTATTTCTCCATATATTAAACCTGCTTTTTCTAACGCATCTATAAATCTATATTCATTTTTTTTACCTTTTGCCAAATTTGATAATACATAAGAATCATGTTCTTTTCCGTATCCAATAAATATATTTGTTACATTTTTTGGAATCTTTGATTTTAATTCTTCTAATTTTCTTGACCCTTCCGTTATTTCACCATCTGTTAAAAATATATGTACACATTCAGTTTCGGAATCTTGAAATTTGTTTATATTTTCTGTAGCGGTTTTTAATGCTAATTCAATATTCGTGGACGCATTTGGTCTAATAGTTCTTATCCTTTTTACTAATTCTTCTATATTTTCATCACGAATATTTTTTATATTTGTTACAATATCTTTTACAGCCGAATCAAATGATTGAATATGAACCGAAATTTGTATTTTATCATTTTCATGAAATATTCTTAACATGTTTTCCAAAGTAAATAATATATGATCCATTTTTGTTCTTCTATCAATACATAAATCTGACATTGAACCTGAAGCATCAATATTAAAATAAACAAGCAACTTGGTCACTTTGTCTTTTATAACTTCGTTTTTTATAACTTCGTCTTTTATAACTTCGTTTTTTATAACTTCGTTTTTTATCATAGTTATATTTAATATTCCAAAATTAACATCATTCAAATAGTTTATACATTCAGGAATATTAATTGATGAGTCTTGTAAAAATTTTAATTCAATAGATTCCATTTTGTTTGCGGTATTATTAATAAATTCACTCATTATACTTTTTATATTTTTTAAAATTAATTTTTGTTTTTATTTCAATTTTTTTTTATTTTTAAATAAAATATTATTTGTTAATATTTGTATTTAAAAACATATTTTTTATTATTTATATATGGAATCCGCTTCTACTACTGAAATACCTACTCCTTCTGGAGAAAAAAAACAAACAAGGCTTGTTGATGTTCCTATTGATACACCACAAGAAGCTTTACAATTAATTGTCACTTTTTTACATTTAGCTCAAAAAAGAGGTGCTTTTACTTTGGATGAATCTGCCAAATTATGGGAATGTATCAAAAAATTTCAATAATTATATTTTGGATTAGAAAATTAATGTTATTAATGTTATAAATATTAATAATATTATTAATATTATTAATTTTTATATATATATTTCTTTACTTCGTTATAACATTTTTATTTTTAAAAAATTTTACAAAAAAGATATAGGAAATCATAATAATAATAATAATGGATGTTAAATATATTCCCACAATGTTATTTATTAAGCCAAAAATGAAATATAAAAACTGTGAAAATACAATTAAAAATATCCATGTATATGATAGATTTGATGTTATTTGAGTTTTATAAACATTATATACTAAATTACTAAAAGAAAAAATGATCATAATTCCTGCTGCCCATGTCAAAAATCCTAATTTATTTTGCTGTTTCATAATATTTATAAATATTTTATATTTTTTTTTTGTATTATATAATTATTATAATTATTATATAATTATTTTATAATATTAAATTCATATAATAAAATATAAAATATTATACTTATTTTATAAAATGAATTATACTCATTTAGACCAAGCTTATAATATTCATCATATTAATCCAAATACTTATGGAGGCAATATTATTTATAGTTCTACCTGTATTTATTGTAAAAATAATCAATCTTTTTCTTTATATCCATCAAATATTGATGGAGGATCTTTTAGACAATGTTTAAGGTGTAAAAAAAACTTTAAAGCTAATGTAATTACTCAACCTATTAATAATATCAGTTATTCTACCCATCATTTAAAAGGAACAAACTAACAAAATGATTTTTTAGAATAATAATATTATTATTTATCATTTATCTATATATGCGTATAAAGCTTGAAACAACTTTAGATTATTTTCTATTTTTTATTATTTTTATAAAAATTATTTTTGCTTTATCATTTGTTGGTGATATTATTTCAAAACATACTAACAACAATATTATCAATAAATTGGATCCAAGATTTAAATATTGGAAAGATCGTACTGAATTTATTTTTATAGCTAGTATGTCTATTTTATTAATATATCATTTTAATCCTAGAAATCCTGTTCCTGTTCCAAAAGATACTAACATGTTATTCTTTATTTTTGGATGTATTCTTTTGTTTACAGCTAATTGGAGTTTATTCTTTAAAGAAGCAAAATGGTATAATTTAATTGTACGATTATTACAATAATAATATAGAATCGGATAATTACTCAAATTTTTTTATATTTTCTTTGTAAATAAAAAAATTTATTATGAAAAAAATTATTTATAATAGATATTTTGGCGAACTTTGGCTTTGGATGATTTTTTGTGAATGGATCCAAGCCATATTATTTTTATAAATATTCAAATCTAATATGGTTTGGGTTTAATTCATCTTTTATTATTTTAACTTGTTCTAGTTTAACTTGTTCTTGATTTACTTCTTCTAGTTTTACTTGTTCTAATTCTTTATTTTTTAATTTCTCTTCCATAAAATATTTTTGTATAGTTAACTGATCACTTTTAAATCTTTCTAAAAGTGTATTATGTTCTTTTAATTCTGCTATTAATTTTTTATTTTTTTTTTCTACTATTTTTATCAAATTTAGCATGTTATTGTTC